CAAAGCGTACTCAACGGCAACGAAACAGCGATTAACAGCGACGCGCTGCTGTCTTTGATTTACGCCCTGCAAACCGGCTACCAAGCGAGCGCACGCTGGATGATGGCAACAGTCACGCTTGCCGTTATCCGCATGCTCAAAGACAGCCAAGGCAACTACCTATGGCAGCCCGGCTTACAGGCAGGTCAGCCGTCTACCTTACTGGGTTTTAGCGTGGTCACCAACGAAGACATGCCGACCATTGCCAAAGACAAAACGCCTATCTTGTTTGGCGACTTTGCGCGCGCATACAGCATCATCGATCGTATTGGTACGCGCATGCTGCGCGACCCTTACACCCACAAACCGTTTGTCAGCTTCTATACGACAAAGCGCGTGGGCGGTGTTCTGCTGGATACGCAAGCGGTCAAAGTGCTGAAAATGAGCAAATAAGCGCAAAAACAAAACCGCTGTCGTTTAAAACAAGCGCCAGCGGTTTAAAAGAGGGTTTAAATAATGAGCACACAGATAGAACTTCCCGGCGATGATGTATTGCGCATTGATGCGTTACAGCAAGCGCGAGATGCTCTAGGGTTTTTAGACCAATGCGCTGTCGCCGTAAGCCGAGCAGGTTTGCCAAAAGATAAATGGCCGATTTACAACATTGACCATTCAAAAGAAAAAAACCTGATAAATAGTGCGTTAGCTTCTTATTTGCCCTGTATGCGTGGGTATTTAAAAGCGATTTTATCCCAGTAATAGCCACGTTTATCTTCTGCCGCCAGCAGCTTTCCATAGATATGAGCAGGAAAAAGTAGGTATTCCCGTAGTGGTTTTGCTCCATTATTTAGCTCCTTTGCCAAGCGCTCAAATCCGCCCCTGCTCGACCGCCTCACGCAGCAGCGCATTGACGCGGGTTTGCCAGCCTTTGCCGGTTGAGCGCAAGTGTTCCAGTATCGGCGGTTCAAGCCGTAAGGTCACTTTAGGGCGCTGTGCTTCTGGGGCAATGGGCGGCCTGCCGACTTTGCGCCGTTGCCTTTCGCGGTCTTGTTCATCCGAAACAATACTGATAACCACCGGCCTGCTTTTATCGGTTAATTCCGCGTACATTTCAGGCGAAAGCACCTCGCGGGCAGGGCGAGCATTACGGAAAAACTCATCATCTAGCTCTTGTGCATCAGGGTCTGCCGCGATACCGGCACGGATAGCCGCATCTTCTTCATCGGTAGGCATGCGGACTTTTCTACCGTTTGGCAAGGTAACGTACATACTTTTTAAACTCCTGCTTAGCGTCTTTGGCAGTGTCAAATTCGATTTTCACGCTGATATTGTACCGGCAAATATAAATAACGCCAAGACAAATTTACATAAGCGCTGCGAGGTCGCCCCATGCTTATTGACTTAGCCCACCTCAAACAGCACCTACGCATTGACCATAATGCAGAAGATGCGCTTTTAATCGCTTACCAAAACGCGGCCTTGTCGGCTTTTGAGCTATGGACAGGCCGCAAACTTATTCCAACGCCGGATAAATTGCCGGACAAAGACAAGATAACCAACGAACTACTAATAACCGAAGCAATAAAACAAGGCGCGTTATTGTTAATAGGCCACTGGTACGCGCAGCGCGAAGCGGTCAATGACAAGTTATTGCATAAAGTGCCTTACGCGGTGGACGCGTTATGGCTGCCTTATAAATACTGGAAGGTTTAAATGACTATTTGCGAGGGCTGCCAAAAGCGCCGCGAATGGATAAAAAAGTGGGCGCAGATTGCGCTAGACCGCGCGTTTAAACAGGGGAAAGCTGACTATGAAAGAAGACTTACAGAAACTAATACAAACCTTGCAACTGCAAACGGGGGCGCTGCAAATCCAAAGCGACGCAATTAACGCCTTAGCCGCCAGCAATAACCGGCTAGCCGATGCGTTAATGAGCGAAAGCGAAACGGATAACGCAATACCGGCGTATGACCTATCCGGCAAACCCATAGTGATTAGGTAAGCCCATGCAAGCCGGACGGTTACGCCAGCGTGTTGAGTTAAAAACCATTCAACACACGCAAGATGAAAACAGCGGCGCGATGATAGAAAGCTGGCAATCGTCCGGCTTTGTGTGGGCGGGGATTGAAGCCTTATCGGCAAGGGATTTTATTGCAGCCAGTGCCGCGCAAAGTGATATAAGCGCAAGGGCGATTATTCGTTATCGCGCGGACATCAAGGCGGGCATGCGCTTAATTCATGGCGGCGCGACCTACCAGATAGAAGGCGCATTGCCGGATAAACAAAGCGGCCAAGAGTATTTAACCTTACTGCTTAAATCGGTATCCGCCTAATGGACATACAAATCGATATGCAAGGCTTAGAAGCCTTAACCGCCAAACTGCAAACCCTAAAGCAAGAAACCCGCTACAAAGGCGGGCGCACAGCGGGCAGAAAGGCTGCCAATGTGATTGCTAATGCGGCAAGAGCCAGAGCCGCGCTAATTGATGACCCAAAAACCGCCGAAAACATCATGAGCAATATTGCCGTGCGCTGGAACAACCGGCTATTTAAGAAAACCGGAGATATAGGTTTTAGGATTGGGGTAAGAGGCGGCGCAAAAAGCAAAAAAGAAAACGACACCAACCCCGGCAAAGATACTTGGTACTGGCGTTTGATTGAGTTTGGAACGGTCAAAATGGCCGCGCGTCCCTTTATGCGCCCTGCATTACAAGAAAGCGCCCAGCAAGCCACCAATACCTTTATCAGTGAATATCAAAAAGCCATTGACCGCGCCATTAAACGCGCCGCCAAAAACGGCACGACGGCCTAGGAGGCATTATGCATACGCCAGAACTATTTAAACTCTGCAAAGATGAACCCACGCTACAGGCTTATTTAGGTAAAAAGCCTTTTCGCTTATATCCCTTTGCCAATGCGCCGCGTGATAGCGAGTTGCCCTATGCGGTTTGGCAACGAATAGGCGGCGAGCCGATAACCACATTAAACGGCAAGCACCCAGCAGACCGTGTTATTATTCAACTGGACGTATACGCGGGGACAATTCACCAAGTACGGGAAGTTGCCAAAGCGTTATTTAACCACCTGCTAAATAAAGGCGAGATAACCCGTTACGGGTATGAAGCCTATGAACCAGCAGCAAGGGTTTGGCGTTCCAGTTTTGATATAGCCTTTTTAAATACCGACCCCGCGTAAAACAGGAGCTACAACATGGCAATTAACGCGCAACTTTCCAATATCTATATATTGGTTCGCAAGCTAGATGCAAGCGGAGCGCCGAAAACCCCTAAAGAATTAGAGGTTATGGAAATCGGCTGCCCAACCACCTTTAGCCCCGGCGGCAACCCTGCCGACCAAATCGAGATAACCTGCTTAAACGACAGCACGCGCCGCTACATGCCCGGCCTGCGCACCCCGGGGCAAGCGACCATGACGCTTTTAGCCGACCCGAAAGACCCTACCCATACCAGGCTTTTCCAACTATCGGAAACCGATGACGCGGAAGATAAAGACCTAGTATTTGCGGTGGGCTGGAGCGACGGACAAGCCGCGCCAACAGTGAACGCGACCGGCGATGACATGAGCTTGCCGAACAGTCGCACATGGTTTGTTTTTCGCGGCTATATCAGCGATTTTCCTTTTGATTTCGCGCAAAATACCGCCGTATCGACGCAAATGACCATTCAGCGCACCGGCGCTGCACAGTGGATAACCAAGGTTTAAGAGGCCGCCATGACCAATCTATTTGATAACCCAGCCGCTTTTGCCCCCGCGCCGGTACCTAAAACCATCGAATGGGAACAAAACGGGCAAAGCCACAAAGCGGACATCCATATCCGCCCGCTAAGCTGGCAAGCCATGCTTGAAACCACCAACGAAGACGGCATGCCGCAAGGCGAAGTGCTGGCTAAGCGCATAGCCGATAGCCTTTGCGATGAAAGCGGCCAAGCGCTATACAGCGCCGCGCAAATTGCAGGCAAAGACGGCAAGGCGCTATCGCCTGCCGTTGTGCTGGCCGTCTTGACCGCGATTAACGAGGTCAACACAGCGGGAAAGCCATAAGTGCGCAGGATGAAATCTGGCACGAACTGGTGCTAAACGGCATAGGCGGGCGCACCGTTGCCGAGGCCAAGCGCAATATCAGTTGCGCGGAATTTTGGCAATGGTGCGCCTATATCGAAAAGCGCGGCAGTCTCAACCCCAGCTTGCGCTTAGAACGCGCTATAGCCCGTTTAGCGCAGCTTTTTCTGCAAAGCCAAGGCGTTAAAAACGTAAGTTTCTATGACCTGCTGCCGCACGAAGAAGCGCCCCTCCCGCCCCCTGCGACCCTTGAGCAAGCGCTAAAAGAATGGAGCTAAAAAATGGCGACCTCTAGCCTTGGCAAACTCACTCTAGATTTAGTCGCCAAAACGGCCGATTTTATTACCGGCATGAATGCGGCCGAGCGCAAATCCAAAGAAGCCGCTGCCAAAATCAAAAAGGAACTGGATAAATTAAAGCAAGCAATCGATCAGGAGCGGCCCGAATTGGTGAACAGAAAGGGCGTTGTGTTTCACCAGGACAACGCA